GTTGTAGGTTCTGTTAATACTAATTTATAAATACCACTTGCACCTGTAACTACACTTGCTGTAAATGTAGCAGTAACAGAAGAAGAATCATAACTTTTTCTCATTTGTGCTTGAAGTGTTAATCCTGAAATATCATAGGCAGTTGAACCATCAGTAGTAACTGTAAAGTTTTTACTAAATGTTGCCCCTTGGTCTAAACCAAAATTTTCTGCTGTTTTTTGTGTAACTGCCATTATAATCTGAATCTCTCTTTGCTATAAGTTGATAATCTATTAATATAATCACTTGAAAAATCTGCTGTTGAAGCCCATTGTAAAGTTCTTTCTACAAGTACATATCCATTACCAGGTTTAGGTGGAATAAATGCATCCCTTAAAGAATCGTATCTATAACCAATTTCAGCCATATTATATCTAAGTGGAGTGCCACCTAATTTATGTTTATTTTTCCAAGTATTAAATGAACATTGTTTCCATACAGTATCACTACCAAAAATACCTTGTAAGTAATCTATACCTTTTTGTTCTACTTCTTTAGATTTTTCTTTATCGCCATCATTGCTGTCTAAATAAACATCTGCTGTAACAGCATTATCTACAAAGACAATATCAGTTACTAAATTATTTGGGTCTAGTTTTGCAAAATGTGCCATTATGGTGCCTGTATTGTTCCTGGTTGAGACCAGATTAATATTTTATAATCACCATCAGTTTTAACTTCTGGATTTCCTGTTACTATTGTATTTGTATAATCTGTTGATAACATTTTTATTGCACATGTACCTGGTCTATTTACATTATCTCCATATCTAACTTCTTCACCTGTTAAATTATCTATAACTAATGTTTCTTCACCACCCTTTGCAATAATTGTATCATTATGCCAATTGTTATCATTTAAGTATTCAAAACCATAATCAGATGTAATTTGAGATTTTGTGTTATCACTTGCACTCCATGTAATAGTTGATTGACAACCTTTTATATTACCTGCACCTATCATAATTTTTACAATAGTTTTGGATTTAATTCTTCCATAATTTTTTATTACTTGCCCACCGTGATTTGTATTGCCACCACCTACAAGTATAAACTCTATAAAAGAATGTTCTGTTGAACCATTAATTGTTCCTTCGTTATGTGATATTCTTGCTGGCATTATCCTTGTGTTCCATTTATTGTACCTGAATTAGATACTGAATAGTTTACTGAACCAGGAGATGTAACTGAATTACCACCTGCACCACCAGCGCCACCGTTATTTGCCGGACTGTTTGAACCAGCCGTACCAGCTGCACCTGCATTACCACCAGCGCCACCAGCTGCACCATTTCCTGAAGCAGAACCACCTGATTGAGCGTTTACAACACTTGATGAATCAAATCCATATCCATTACCACCATTACCACCATTACCACCTGGTGAAGTACTTGCAGTAGTGAATGAACCACTACCAATATTAAATCTTTTAGTATGGGACGCACCGGGCTGCCCTGGAAGTCCTTGAGGGTCATTTAATGGGCTTCCTCTGTTTATTGTACCTGAGCCTGGTGGACTTGATTGTGATAATTGCGTATTGTTTGGACCACCAGCAGGACCATATACTACACCATCATAGAAAGCGCCTGGAGATTGAGCGGCACCATTACCACCCCAATTCTGATTCCATCCTCGACCACTATTTGCACCACCTGAATAGTTAGTTCCCCCAAAGTTTGTAGTATTTGTTGAAGCTGTAGGAGCGCCCAGTCCGCCACCGCCTCCGCCACCTCCGCCTCCGGAGATAGTTCCTGAATTGTTTATTGTAACACCGGCTTTTTGAATAGAGATTGCAGCCCCACCAGCACTACCAGCACCACCTGTTGCATTACCACCATTTGAACCAGCATTACCACCACCGCCTCTTGAGCCGATAATGTTTCCTGCATTTTGTATGTCAAGTGTTCCTGCCATAGTTGAAGGAACAGTTAAAGCAACATTGTTACCTACGATTTGAATTGGTGAAGCTATTGTTAAAACTTTTGATACAGCATTTGTAAATGTGTCTGGACTTCCAAATAAAGGGGCAACATCAATGTTTGTACCTGCACTAGCAGCTACTGATACAACATTACCTGCACCATAGAAATCACCTATGTCAATAGCACCCGAAGCTGGTACATTACTATTTGAAGAAACATCATCAACATTGGCACCACCTTTATAGTATTCTGATAGAGAATCAGAACCACCAGCACTATCACCGAACTCGGTTACAATTTCTGATATTGCAAGGGGAGCTGGACTACTCTTTATCGGCATGTTGAAGTTCCTCTATCTTAGCATTTAATTCTTTTATTGCTTCAATAAGTACTCCAACCATGTTGCCATATGCAACAGATTTGATTTTCTTTTCGTCCTTAGTTTCTCTGACCACCTCAGGAAGAAATGGTTGTACTTCTTGAGCAATTACACCTGTTTGTCTCGTTTGACTGTTATCTTTTCTATTAAAGAAAACACCTCTCATTCCTGTTACTCTAGCTAAAGCATTGTCAATAGTGTTTATATCATCTTTAAGAATTACATCAGAGAAGGCAGTTACATCATTGTTAAATGTAGCCGCACCTGCAGCTGACATATCAATAGTTAAGGCAGTTATTTCTGAACCACCATCATTTCCAACAAAGAGTAAATCTTTATCTGATACAAGAGATTGAATTTGAAAATTTGTACCGTTATTAGCTAATCTTCCAAAATCTGTTCCGCCATCTGATAGATTTATTATAGCACCGTCAGCGTCTAGTGTAATGTTACCTGAAGAATCTAATGATACTGCTGAACCTGTAATTTTCTGTGAACCTATGTCTAAAGCAGATGTTAAAGCAGTTCCTAAATCTGCAACCTGAAATGTTCCGTATGATATAACAAGAAGTACATCATTAACATTGGCACCACTTGCCAATACAATAGAAGTTCCGTTAGTAGCAGTAAAATCGGCAGGCGCCAATCTAATACCATTTAAGAATACATCAGTTTTGCCTACTGAATATGCTAATGCTGTACTTGTATCATCTGTACTAAAAGTTGTTTGACCATCAGTTGCTGTAAAAACAAATTCGTTTCTAGTTGTTCCTTTTGATATGTCTCTACTTCTACTCATTGTTTGTTTCCTCGAATCTCATCTTTTAATTCTTTTATTGCCTGTATTAGCAATCCGTGTATAGCGTCATACTGTACAGTTTTATAAGTTTCACCATCTACAAATGCTAGTTTTTTCTCTTTAACTGCTTGTGGTAAAACTTTTTCTAATTCTTGTGCGATTATACCAGCAGATGTTGTGCCATTATGTCTAGTAAATGTAACACCTCTAATTTCATCAAGTTTATCTAATGCATTTGGTATAACTTCTATATTAGATTTCAATGCAACATCTGATACAGTTGTTGAGAAACCTATAACATCTCCGTCTGCATGAAAATCTCCGTCTGCCTCAAATCTAAATTCGTTATTACCATTTACATAAATATCTAATTGAGTATCTGTTGTATATTTGATATAATCACCAGCGTCAGAACCAACCTTTCCTTGTAGTGAATATATGTCATTTCCTTTAGCGTCAAGTGTTGTAGCTGTTAATGTATATTCATCTGCATTACCAATTTTAATATCTACTTGGTCATCTGTGTCAGCAGTAATACTAGTATCAGCGTCAGCGTCTAGTACTAATTCTGTGCCGTTCATATCTATAATAGAACCTGTTTGTACTTCAAAACTATTTGCTTTAAAGGCAAAATCATCTGCACCGCCTATTTTAATATCTATTTGGTCATCTGTATCTGCATGGATAGTTGTATCACCATCAACATCTAATATTAATTCAGAACCATTTTGGTCATTTTGTATTATACTTTCTGTTTGATATGCTAATACACTTAAAATATCACTAGCAGCTGCACCACTAGCTAATACAACACTTGTGCCGTTTGAAGCAGTAAAATCTGTAGCGTCTAATAATACACCGTTTAAGAATACATCAAAGTTATTTGCTGAATAGGCAAGTGTATTACTATTGGCGTCTGAACCACTAAATGTAGTTTGATTAGATGTAGCAGTATATTTAAATAATGTTCTGTGAGCAGAAGTACCTGATTTTGCAATTGTTACTACATCACCAGAAATACTAGTTGATATTCCTGTACCACCTGCAAGTTTAAGTGTATCACTTGCCAATGAAATTGTAGCAGCTGTTGATGAATCATCTACAATAGTTAAATCTGTAGATATACTTGCTGTTGAAGCACCTGTAACTCTTCCTTGAGCGTCTATCGCTAATACTGGAATTGCTGTTGATGAACCAAATGAACCGGCACTAACTGCCGTATTGTCTAGATTAATAGTTAATGTATCACCTGATACAGCAGATGTTGTTCCTGTTCCACCTGATATTTTTAATGTATCTGTTGCAAGTGAAATTGTTGCAGCTGTTGAAGCGTCATCTACTAATGTTAAATCTGTTGAGATACTTGCTGTTGAAGCACTTGTAATTTGTCCTTGAGCATTTATTGCTAATACTGGAATTGCTGTTGATGAACCTACTGAACCGGCACTAACACCTGTGTTTGATAAATTTAATGTGAGAGTATCTCCTGATATAACAGAAGCAGTACCAGTTCCACCAGATATTTTTAAACTATCTGTTGCAAGTGTAATATCTACCGAAGATGAAGAATCATCAACAAGAGTAATGTTAGTTGCGTTATACCTCGTTCTAAAGGTTTCTAAAGTATCTGTCGTTGCGACCGGTGTAAATGCCATTATTCTCTCTCTGTAATTAGTTTTTTAATTTCAAATAATTCTTTCTTTAGACTATTTATCTCTTTTATAGCGTCAGTTAGGGAATCTCTTTGTGTTTCTCTATCTTTTGCTCTTCGCATATATTCTTGATAGTCTGCCTTATTAGTATTTATAACAGCTTTAGAGATATTATCTCTAACTAATCCTACATGACCTTCTACTTTTAATCTTGCCATTATAATGCTAATGCAATACCTCTCATATCTTTTATTCTTGGTGGGTATGCCTGATTACTTCCTTTCATAACTATCTTAATTTGAAAAGCGTCAAATCCTGTTAGACCACTTGCTGTATATTTATATTCACTAAACTGATTATCATTTGAAGCAGGAGTTACAGTTGAATCTTCTTCACCTGCCGTATTGAAAGGTGTCCAAGATATATCTCTTACATTTCTAACTTCAGCAGATGTTGTTGTTCTAAAGTATAATTCTACTGAAGAAGTTGATTGTACATTTGATGATAATCTAATGTCTAAAGCAGTTGATGTGTTATCTAATACAACAGGCCTAGTTACATACATAGCGTCTGAAGTTGAACCTTCATTGGTTGTATCTGCAACAAAATCTGGGTGATTAGATGAGGTATGTTCGTTCATTCTATTACTAATACATATTGCACTCATTCTTTGTGTATCAATAACAGGTGATAAGTTTGTATTATCAGATGTTAAAGTACATTTAATTAATAGTGATTTAGCACCAGACATTTCATTTGTCTCGTTTATATCACTTGCAATAACTTTAGGTGTTGTAAAATAAGCATTATCATTTGCAATAAAACTAATAGCGTCTGTTGATGATGTTCTTGTAAATGATGTTTCTGAACCATTTATAGAAGTACCTGATGTAGGTCTAATATTGTATGATAATGATGTTCCTGGAACAGTCATTGTTTGCAATGCAACATTAATTGCCTCATAAGATTTGTTTTGAGTTGCGACAACACTTGCACCACCAGCGTCTCCTGTTGAAGTTGCACTTGTACTATCTGTTGTAGTAATATCATAACTATCTAAAGTCATATTTGAAATTGATGTATGAGTTGCATTTATAGTTGCAGCCGGTATACCATTACATGCAGCTGAACCACTAATTGTTACATTGTTTGTTCCGGCATGCATACCGTGATTTTTATGGAACACTCTAAATGTTTGTGAACCACTTGTTGTTCTAATTGGGTTTGTACCTAATGTTCTTGAAGATACACTATCGTTTGCAAGTGTAACTGTTGAAGTTGAACCTGTTGTAAATGCAGCCTTCTTAATAGTAAATTTTAAGTCTTCATTTTGGTCAGCAGAATATGTTGAACCATTTTGTGATTTAAATAATACCCCAGCATATGGTTGTCTAGATACAGTTCTTGTTCCGTCTAGAGTTGTTTGACCCATTCTACTTCCGTAAACTTGATATGTATTACAGTTTGCCATTATAACATAACAGTATTCTTTATTTTCTTCTAAATAAACTGGTGAATCAAAAGTAAATGTTGTAGCAGTTGTGCCATCATTACTTGTATTTACTGAAGATGGATTTAATGATTTAATACTAAATGGAAGTATTCTAGGTGCTGGATAACCATTTACCATTTCTTGTATTTGTATGGTTACAGGTATTGAATCATCTTTTGTTCCAAAGAATATATCTATTGATGTTAAGAATACGCCACCAGGTTCATCTACTAAGAATGACTGTGCAAGTGGGTCAATCCAACCAATAAATCTTCTAGTTTCTCTAGTTGATGTTCTAAAAATACTTCTATCATCAGCAGTGCTTTCTCTAACAATCATAAATTCTCTTGTTGAGCCTTCACTATCTAAAATACCTCTAGCAGTATAATCGCCTTCAGCAGCTGTTTCTACATCATCTATTACTCTACTATCAGTTGATGATGAAGTTAATCTAAATACTCTACGACCTGCACGCCATCTAGGATTTGCATCCACAGTTGGGTCAGGCAATGTAAATGTTCCTGATACAGCACCATTTGAATCTGTTACTAAGTTTCCACCTAAACTACCACCTGTTGGTGTAATGTAACTTGCAATAGATACATTATCAAAGAATGGATAAACTCTTGTATTAGGTTTTAATCTTGTTGCACTAAATGATATATTTCTATTTCTGATAAATGGTAGTATGTTCATACTCACCACTCTATCGCCAAGTTCTTCTCTCATTTCTGCACTAACAAGTCTAGTTCTTACACCAGTTCTGTTTTGTAAAACTTGTGTCTGTGATGTTATTGTATCAATACTAAATTCTCTCCTTCTACCTCTTCCAGGTGCAACAGTTCTGCCTGTTGCTGTTTGAGATACATCTCTTGGTGTACCAGACCAGAAGTCTTGCCATTGATTCCAAACTGTTCCAAAAGGATTATCTAAAACATTAGAACCAGATATGTTTGCAGCCAATGTGTCAAACTGTCCTGTTTGGTTACTAATTATTTCAGGTAATCTTTCTGTTTCAAACCATTCATCACCTTGTGGTGTTAATGCAACAAATCCTGTCCATGTAAATATGTCAAACGGATTTACTGGTATTAATTTAGTTGCAAATGGTTGAGTAATTACAGATGTTTCAGAATATGGTAATGTTAATAAATCACCTGTCTTCGCATAATTTGTATCTGTTCTGTCAGCGTCTAGAATTGCCGTATCATCATCATCTCTTTCTATAAGTGTTATTGCCTCTGTATGATGAGTAGGTCTTAGTTCGCCACTTGCAAAATCCATAGAACATTTATAATCAACATCACCTACATTACCTATTGAATGACCTGTAAAGTTATCTACAACAAATCCATTTTTGAATCTATCAAATCCTTCAGCGTCTTGTATTTGTAGTGATTGTGCAGCCTGTTCTAATAAACTTAATTGAGTATAGTATTCAACATTTTCAATTCGTTTTTCTAATTTACCAATATCTCTCATAGTAAATCTTCTATTGTCAATAGAAATTATATCAACCTCTTCTGGAGTTAATGTAAATGAAGGAATAAACAATGTGTATAAATGCATTGCATTTTCTAAATTTTCTGGGTCTTGTGGGACTAAATCAGATGTACCTTCTACTACTTTAAATGAACCTTCTTTATCTAAGAAAATTTTATCAATTCTGTTTAAGTAAAATTCATGGTCAGTTGTAACATCACCACCAAATTTTGCAACATCTATAACACTTGCGCCTGAACCACTAAACTGTCTGTCTTGTCCATCACCTGCATTGATAGTTGAAGCGTCATCTACTCTTGGTCTAAAGTCTAGACTATCTCTAAGTTCAAATTTTTCACCTGTTGTATCTGATGTATAACTAGGTATATTTTCATAATCTACAACACCAGAATAAGAATCTACATCAAAGAAATCTCCAGAACCATGTGAGAAGTAACTAAATGTAATTAATAATCTTCCTGTTGGTTGTGATTTGCCAGGTTTAAGTTTTAATCTTCCTATATCATAAAAGTTATCTCTTTGTCCGTTATCTAATTCATATCTATCTGTAACATCTGTA